TTAACTTGATACCACTAACACGAGCCGCAGCAGACAGTGTCAATGTTCCAGCAATTTGCGTGTTAGCACCAGTAAGTTCAGAGGTTGCAACTGTTGTGTTTGCGCTTGAAACTGTAGGGCTTTCGCTGTAACTTCCCGGGTGAACAATAACAGTATTTCTACCAGCCCCAACCAAGGTCAATGCCTTAGTAATTGTTAACACGGGGTTTATTAAAGTGCCGTCACCTGTAGTGTCGTTTCCGTCTTTGCCAACATGAATCTCATTTGCGTAGATAGAGTAGTTACCTACTGTTCTACCAGTACCACCGTTTGCTACGGGCAATGTGCCAGAGGTTATCTGGTTTGCGTTAATTGCAATTGCTGTGTTAGATGCTAAAGTCAATTGACCTTGTGCATTGACTGTATAGTTTGGAACAGAAGAAGCTGAACCATACGCGCCAGCAGTTACTGCCGTATTGGTAATGCTGAACTGTGTACCCGTAAGGGTCAGACCTGTGCCTGCTGTGTATGAACCTACACCAGCAAATTGAACCCAAGTGATGGGAGTTGTACCCAAAGTACCGCCAGCATTAGAAGTACAAACCCAACCAGTGTCGGCGTATACGGTTCCTTGTTCGATGAAGGTGAATGCGCCGGGGACTTCCAACCAATTGTCCATATCCGTTGCACGAGTCCATGCGCCCGCCGCAACCACATAAATTCCGTTGTTTTGGCTCAATGTCTGGTTTTTAACCAAACACCTATCCCCAGCAATCAACGCCACACCGTCAATCGTCTGTGTTCCAGACAGCGTAATGTTTGCCGTTGTTGCCGCCACGCAAGAAGCCTTGGGGTCTAACCCTTGCGCTACTGAATCAACATACTGCTTGGTCGCCAACTGCAATGCAGACGTTGGGTCTTGCGTTACGGCGACGGATGTCAATCCGCCCAAGGTCAATGATGAAGCTCCAAGTGAGATAGCTGTTGTACCAACCGTGACGCCGCTGTTGGTTAAAGAACTATTGCCAATATTGCTGAGCGTATTGTTTGACCCGCTAATTGTCTTGTTGGTCAGCGTTTGGGAACCGCTCAATGTCGCAACTGTTGAATCAATTGCAATGGTGACAGGAGTTGATCCGTTATAGCTTGTTCCAGACAAGCCAGTTCCAATTGTCAAAGCGTTAGACGCAGTAGCTGTTACGGTGGTTGACCCACCCAAATTTACCGAATTTCCGTTAATTGTAATGGCGCTATTTGTTAAGCTTGAGTTTCCAATATTGCTTATAGTATTAGAAGCGCCGCTGATAGTCTTGTTAGTTATCGTTTGGCTGGCTGTGTTGGTGGTAACCGCATCACTGTTCACAGTGGCTGAAGTGGACGCAAGAGATGTAAAAGCGCCAGCCGCGGGAGTAATTGATCCTATGGTGGTTCCGTTAATTGCCCCGCCAGAGATGGCCACAAAGCTTGCGCTCTGCGTGGACATGGTTCCCAATCCTGTAATGTCGGTGTTAGGAATAGTTGCGGAGGCGGTTAGAGCAGAAGTTCCTGTTCCCTTAACATATCCAGTTAACGTAGCAGCGCCTGTACCACCAGAAGCCACAGCAATTGGGGCAGACAATCCGCTGATGGTTCCGCCTGTAATGGCTACAGCATTGGCATTCTGTGTGGACATTGTGCCCAAACCAGTAATGTCTGTGTTTGGAATGGTTGCAACACCAGTAAATGCAGATGTTCCATTACCTTTTAGGTAACCGCTTAAAGTGTTAGCGCCAGTTCCGCCGTTAGCAACCACTAACGTACCACCAAGTGATATAGCGCCGTTTGTAGGAAGTGCTGGGGTTAGGCCAGTAGTTCCGCCATCAAATGTGGTGACGCCATTGCCCTGAGCAAAAGCAAGCCAAGTTCCTGCGGTATAACCCTCAAACACTCCGTTTGTGGTGTTGTATCTGATCTGTCCAGTAACGCCAACAGGCTGTTGTGCAATCGTTCCTTTAGGGATGGTCATGCCACCCGTGCCAGGTATTGTAGGATTGCTCACAATAGAAATTACAGGACTATTGGAGCCATCGCCATTTGCCACATCTATCTGATTAGCAGTCCCAAAGATTTGACGGCCAGCAATAGTGGTTCCACCAACAATTGCCAACATTCCTGTACCAGAAGCAGCAGCTATTGCCGCGGCAATACCCGTTAGCTGAAAAGTGGGGTTACCTGAGACTCCATCGCCATTTGTGACGCTTAAGCCCAAACCAGATGTAGATAGTGTCCTTGAGGCTACGGTAGTGCCAGAAGTCTTGGCAATTATGCCTGTAGAGGCTGATTCTAGGCTTCCAGAGGCACCGCTTAGGCTAAGACGTAGGTAAGACTGTGCGCCACCATCCGTGATCGCTAAACCCGTATTAGTAGACAAATAACGACTATTAGGAAGGCTTGGCTCTTGATTCTTGGTCAAGAAGGTCTGAGTCTGGCTAGGAGAGGCAGCAATAGCTCCTGTAGTGGTTTGTACAGTTACGCCATTTTGGACAACGGGCACAAGCTCCGTGCCTGTAATAGCACCCGCTGCTGGCAGTTGAGAGATTTGTACGTTTGCCATGATTACGGACTCACATTCATGTTATCAAGGTTCCCGTTATTTTCGGGCGTCTGTGTATTTTGCTCAGGTGATATTACAAAATCGCCATATCCACCAGTTGTCAAAGAATTGTCTTGTACAGCCACGCTTTCATCAGGTCGTGGAAATCTTAGGTTAATTCTTTCCGTTTTTCTAGCGGGCAAACGGTAGGGATCAAAGTTATCTTTACAGCCCTCATCACAGACACGCAGACCAGGGAAGTTTGGGTCTGATTGTAATGACACAAATGCTCTTTTCATGCGGCATCTATCGCAAATTGCTATTGCAACCGATGTAAGGCCAGAAGTGTCAAGAAATGTAGGCATTATCGTGTGTAAACCGATATGTTGGGCGCAAAGTAGATGGGCGACTTATCGCGCTCTTCTTGTTGCGCCTCAAACAGATACTTATCAGCCATTTTTTCAAGATATTGGATGCGCCCAGCATCAACTTGGGGCAATTCCATGCTCATTCTGTGCGCCAACATCATCTGAACAGCTTCATACCACCTTTGAGGGATCTCTAGCTCACCAGAAAGCGCTCCAACGTCCATAATTTGACGCTGATACCAGACTGTCATCTGAATAAATGGGTCATTAGGCGTTGGCCATAGGTAAACAGTAGGCTGTGGGATGGTTCTATCAAACCAAAACTGAAACGGCTGGTTTGCTGTGAAGTTTTTATTGGGCAAATTGGTGTAATCATCACGATTTAAGCGTGACATTTGGATTTCACGGCTGTTATTGCCCACAAACCACTCGCGCAGAGCCAATGTTGTGTTGTTGTAAGCGCGAATTCGGTAGTACATGACCGATTGGCCTGGGTCAATGTCAGTCCACACCCATTGATTGTCAGTAACAACTATGCTTCCGAGGTTGTTTAGGGTGTTCCATGTAACGCCATCAACCGAATACTCTAGCGTGATCGACCAAGTAGCCGATCCACCCCCAGCAACATAGGGTAAAAAGCCAATAGAGCCAGCGTATATGGGATTATTGGTGCCGTAATTAACAGATATGTTGCCATTGGCGCTTGTTTGTTGACAAACTGTGTCAATGTTTGAGTCGTAAACATTTGCAATTACTCCACCAGCAGAGGTTGTGTATGACCCAGAAGGTCGGTTCATGGAGCGATACAACACGTTTAGAACGTCTATGCAACCCACGGGCATGGTGTAGATGTATTGATCAGCCTTTAGACCAAACACTTTTTTATTGATTGCCCAATAGTTGATGCCTTGATTGGCAAGATGCGACAGCAAGAAATATAAAGACTGGCGAGCAGATACGATTTGCTCCGAGGTAAGCTCTTCGGCCAATTTGCCGCATCGACGCGCACCATGATCAATCAGATCTTGGACGCTGATAACGGTCTCTCCAACTGTGCCTGAATAAGCCATTCGTTACCTCACCATCCTGGGCAATTCCAACGCTTCAAGGATGCTTTTGCCCTTGGAGCGTCACCTTTTGAATGCTCTACAACACCGCTCATGCGCGAGCAGAACGAGTCCTTTCGAGCGCCGCCCTGTGGTTGCGGAGCTTTCAAATGACTTCCTGTCTCACGATTGTACTTAGCCCTACCCTTTGCGGTCAATCCAGCACCTTTGTCTACGGACAGCTTTTCTCCGCGGCCAACTGCTAGGCTTGGGCCACCCTCTTTCATTTTGGCGGTCTTTGCTGATTCTTTAAAGTCTTGTTTTGTTGGAGCGCCCTTGCTTCCAGGCTTACGCATGCGCTCACCAGAACCTTCGGCTATTCTTTCTTGCTTGGCGTGGATGTTGGCGTATAAACCACCCTCTTTAAACTTCTTGCCTTTATCGGCGGCGGCAAAGTCTTTGCCCACCTTGGTAGGAATCCCAACTTTCTTTGCAAAGCTTGGGTTGTGCGCTACGGCTTCCATGAGCCTGTGTTGGGATGCTGATTTGCTAGGCATGGCTGTCAATCTGGGTTTTTAATTAAGACGCCACCTGCATACATACTACAAGTCAATGGGCCACCAGAGCTAGACTTAACGCAAAATTGAATGTCTGTTTTTTCTGGGTGCAAGATTGGCGCAGTAAATGGTGTCTCTTGTTTTTGCACAAAAACATTCTGGTGTGTCACAGTGATCAAGCCATTGTTTGCACCAGAATTAAACTTGTTGTACTCTTGACCAGTCATATAAGCGCTTGAAGTAAATCCAATTGCGGCGTCATACTGGGTGTAAGACAAGTAGAAAGTGTAACCAGCAGGAACGGTGTAAATCGACATCTGAGTCTGACCAATACCAGCATTGATTTTGGCGTACACGGTTGAACTGATGGATGCTGTGATGTTGCCAGTGTTCGTGCTATTGAGCATTGACATACCATTGATTCGCAGGAAAGAATTGGTGGTAGTTACGCTAGTTGTTCCGTTTAATGCAATTGTCTCAGTCAATGGAACAAAACCTGCGCCCAAGCCATCAATCACAACAGAGCGAGTAGTGTTATCAGTTGCGGAATCACTTACCAAAACCAATGGCGCAGCAACGGATGGATATACATATAAACCACCAGATTGGGTTTGACCTTCCCACATTGGGCCTTGGGCCGTGTTGGCAATGTTTGGTGTGTAACCAAAAATTTCTATGCCTGTGTGACCATCAACTTGGCCACGAGCAACTTGCAATTCAAAAGGCTCAAATGTGCCTTGACGCGTTGCGGAAGAATATGTCCCCATGTTTATCTCCTGAAAAAAGTAGGGGCCGAAGCCCCCACTCTTAGCACTCTACAGAACCGCCACGCTTTTTAGCGGGGGAAACCGTCACAGACTTCTCGGTTTTAGTTACAGCCGCAGGTTTTTTCTCTGGGCTGGTAAAGAATCCCTTTACGCCTTCATAAACGCGCTTGGGGAATCCGAGAATTGCGTCACGAGTAGCTTCGTTATCTGCTTTCTCAGCAGCCTTCTCAGCCTCCATGCGCTTGGTTTCACGAGCGATGATGGGATCAACCGCACCGCCCGTGTCATACTTTTTTA